GGAGCAGACCTCCAATAAGGTAGTGGTGTATTCGGGTAGATTCCAGCCATTCCACAAGGGACATTTTGCAACTTATCAGGGACTTGTAAAGAAATTTGGTAAGGAAAATGTTTATATAGGAACTTCCAATAAAACCGATAATGTTAAATCTCCTTTTGGGTTTAAAGAGAAGAAATATATAATGAATAAAATGTTTGGTATCCCTACCAGCAAAATTATTCAAATTAAAAACCCATATGCTCCTACTGAAATTTTAGATAAGTTTGATTCAAAAACAACAGCTTTCATTACTGCCGTTGGGGAAAAAGATGAAATGAGATTAGGAGGGAAATACTTTGAAAAATATTCCGATAGTAAAGAATTAGAGGGTTATTTGGATAAGGGATATGTTTATATATCACCATCCCAACCAAACGCTATTAGTGGAACTGATGTTAGAAATTGGTTAGGTAGAGGGGATGATAAGAGTAGAAAAGATGGGTTTATGAAGGCCTATCCTAAATTTGATGAAAAGATTTTTAAACTAATCACTTTAACTCTTAATAAAATCACAAAGGAGGGTATTGTTGAAACAAGTTTAGGTGGATACGGTGCAGATGAGGGGGAGCCTGCTACTATGTATATACCTGATGGTACTAAAAGAATTTTGGATAAAGGAAAACCGGAGCCGTGGTTTAAACAATTGGGATTTACTCAAATTGATAAACCTAAAGCAGATCCTATGAGGGGTAAAGGAAAAGCCAAAGATAAAGAATCATCATTCAGAAAGGTATATTATAAGGTTACTAATATGGTAACATCTGATTTAAAACCTGTTGAAAAACCAAAGGGAGTTGATAGTTGGAAAAAAATTAAAGAAGATGTAATTCCTGGTGGATTATCAAGTGGAAAAACCTTAATTGATTTGGCTAAAAAATGGGATAAAGGGCATTAAAGTTGAAATGGAACATACAAATAGTGTTCGTATTGCAACTGAAATAGCTATGGATCATTTGTGGGAAGATTTGGAATATTATGATAAATTATCATCTATTGAAAACTTAGGAGAAGTATCTATGACGGGAGTTTCCTTCTTTAATGATTTAAATTCCACAACTGGTTATCAATGGAATTCCGATTGGGATGATTATAATAATCAAGGATATTATTTAAACTATTTACCAGATTGGGAAATGGTTGATGAAGACCCATCTTCAAGAGAAAAAGAAAAAAGTGAAGACCAAGATTTACCATTAAATAATCATAAAACCGATAAAACTGCAAAATATAGTAGAAACGAAAGTGTAAATCCTAATGAAAAGGAAATGATTGATGGGATAGTGGATTTATTAAATCAGGTTAAAGATATTGATAATAGAAGAAAGATGGTAATCAATACTTTAAAAGATTTTGATGAAGAAGAAATAGATGTGGATAGAGAAGAATTTTTTAAAAGATGTGGGATTAAATTGAATCCCCAATGAGTGCAGATGAAAAGAAATTAGATAAAGATATTGCAGATTTGTTTTCTAAAATAAATCAATTAGTTCTTCAGAAAAGAAGTTTGAAAAAAGAATCGATATTATTGGAAGGTGGTGCATATGGACATATGAACCATCCCTTTGATATTGAAATGAATCTTACATTTGGTGATTTAAAAAATATTGTTAAGAACGCATTGAGTGGTAAGTTGGAGTTGGCAAGAGAAAAAACCGATGGACAGGCTTTGGCGGTTAGTTGGGTAAATGGTAGATTAGTTGCAGCCCGTAATAAATCACATCTTAAAAATAGAGGTAAAGATGCGATGAGTGTGCAAGATGTAATTAGTAAATTTGCGGGAAGAGGTTCGGTATCAGATGCATTTAGTTTTGCAATTAAAGATTTGGAATCCGCGATTAAAGGATTATCGGAAACAAGTAAAAAGAAGATATTCAAAGATGGTAAATGTTTTATGAATTGTGAAATCATTTATCCTGAAAATACAAACGTAATACCTTACGGCCAATCTCTTTTAGTATTTCATGGAACTATGGAATATAATGAAGAAGGAAATGCAATAGGAGAAAATTCAGAATCAGGAGCACAATTAGCATCAATGGTTAAAAAGATAAATGCGGATGTTCAATCTAAATTTAAACTTCAAGGGCCTCCGGTTCAAAAACTTCCTGTAAATAAAGACCTTAAAGCGAAACAAGGTATATTCTTATCTAAAATTCAATCATTGCAATCTGAATTTGGATTAACTGATAAAAATGGTGTAGCAGATTATCATCAGGCGTGGTGGAAACAATTCATTGAAAAAAACACCAGTGGGCTGGATGAGCAACAAAAAATTGGATTGGTTAAGAGATGGGCGTTTGGGGATAAGGGATTCCGAATCAAAGATATTAAAGATGATAAGAACAGAGAGTGGGCTGAAAAGATAGAAAAACAGGATCAACAAAAAATAACAAAAGAAAATCTTCTTAAATTTGAAACTATATTTTTAGGAGTTGGAGCAGAGGTATTATCATTTATGACTTCGGTATTGACTGTTAATCCAGATGCGGCTAAACAACAAATGGTGGGTAAATTGACTGGGGCATTTGCACCATTAAACCAAATTTTAGGAATATTCACATTTAGTAGATAATGGAATTATATACGTCCAAATTAAGTTTTGATACGAATGAGTTAATTAATGAAATTAATTTATATTACGACACTTCATCAGTATCAAATGATAATTTAAAAATGGAAAGTTTTGATACAGATGTTACTAAGTTTAGTAGATTAAAATATTTCAATCAAAATGTTTTGTCAATTTTTGAAGATGTGAAATTTGAAAATATTTATCTTTTCTTCGCTCAACCTTCAGGTGGGTTACATTGGCATAAAGACGGTGGCTCTCATTATAGAAGGTTTATTTTTCCAATGGCTTCAAATGAAAGTTGTATTAATCATTTTAAAATTGATGATATAGAACACCAAATGAGATTTTTAGATGGAAAGGTTCATTGGTTCGATTCTCAGAAAATTGAACATACCATTGTAAATAATGGTGATACGACAAGGGTAGCTTTTTTATTTGATGTAGTGTATTCTGAAGATAGTTTTGAAAAAATATTAAAAAATCATTTCGATAAAACCGAAGTATTCATTTAATTGTTCCAATTCCAAATATTTATACAATATAAAATTAGAATAAATTGTTTGATAAAATTATATTAGGAGAGTGTATAATTGTATCCAAAGAAATTGGTGATAAATTCATACTTGCCAAAAATAGAGATAGAGCATACAATCCTCAATTGGAGATTGTTCATACCCTTATAGATGGGGTAGAGGTAGTTTACCTTCATGATATTATAACTGATTGGAGCGAAGGTATGAATGAGTATGGTATAGGAATAGTTAATACCGCTTTGATGGTTGGTTATGATGAAGAAGAGAAGAAGATAGTAAAGAAAAAAGGTAAACCATCTAAGGATGGGGCAAAGATAAGAAAAGCATTGGGTTCATCTAACCTAAAAGAGGCAATTAGATATGCAGTTCAATATGAAGGTGGAATCAAAGGGCATACATTTGTATCATCCCCTAAAACTACAATATCAATTGAAACAACTTCTAAGCACAATCCTAAAATTGATTTAATAAACAGAGAAAATCCTTCAGTTAGAACTAATCATGGACATTATTATACTGATGCGGGATATACCGATGGGCCTGATTATAAGAGTTCAATTGTAAGAAAGATAAGTGCTGAAAAGCAAATGGATAAAGCGGATGATTGGAATCTAATCGCTCCATTAATGAGAAAGAATTTTTATAAAAATGATTCTCCTCTTAATATGAAGAGGGATACTAAAAAAATGAGCACTTCATCTCAGTTGGTGTTAAATTTAACTGATAAGATATTTCAGCTTCACTATTTTGAAAATAAAGTAGAATCATTTGAGGGAATTAAGGTAAATCTACCGGAAGGATATACTCCTAAAATTAAGATAGAGGTTAAAAAAGTATCTTAATCAAATTTATTTTTATATATATAAATATATACAATGGTTATGGCAAAGGAATTTAAAAAGAACCTAATGCATAAAACCCGCCGAGAATTGGTGGATTATGTATTCAGAGGGGAAGACGATTTGTTTTAAAAACCGGAAAGAATCACGAGGCATTTCAATCAGCAAGAGAATTTTTAAGAGAAAAAGAAAATTGTTTGAATCATAGTTGTAAAAAAGAACAATATGGTTCAACTGATAAGGTATTAATATCTCAATCCGGATTTTGTGTAGATTGTAATGTTGAAATGGATTCAGAGGCTCAAAAGTTGGGAGTATTTGAAGAATATAAAAATTTTAGGTTATTTAGAAGAGCTATTGCAAGTGCTAAGGAAGCTAGAGCTATGATAGAAGATGGCATCAGGGAATTGAAGCCACACTATGAGCAAGTATTGGAAGATGGTAGAATTGAAATTTGGCATTTACCGAAACCAATGGATGAGATGAAGGCGGATATGGAATTGGAAATAGCAAATATAGATAAAGGATTGGTAGAATTAGAAGAGGATATAGTTATTTATGAAAATAAATTAAAAGAAATCGACAATCCAATACTAAATAAAATTTTTGATGCAAGATAAAGGATTATCATTAAAGGATGTAATCAAAGAAGAATATAAGAAATGTGCGGCTGACCCCGTTTATTTCATGCGAAAGTATTGTAAAATTCAACATCCTACTAAAGGTAAGTTGAGGTTTGAATTGTTTCCTTATCAGGAAAAAACACTTCGCGAATTTAAAGAACATAGATACAATATAGTTCTAAAATCCCGTCAAACGGGTATCTCCACATTAACGGCTGGTTACTCTTTGTGGAAGATGATATTCAATCAAGATTATAACGTACTTGTTATTGCGATTAAACAAGAGGTTGCTAAGAACTTAGTAACTAAGGTGAGGGTTATGTATGATAACTTACCTAGTTGGTTAAAGGTAGCAACACAGGAAGATAACAAACTATCATTAAGATTAGTAAATGGTTCACAAGTAAAAGCAATTCCATCTTCTCCAGATGCAGGTCGTTCTGAAGCCCTATCCCTATTAGTAGTGGATGAGGCGGCTTTCGTACCGGATATCAATGAGATTTGGGCATCAGCAACTCCTGCTCTATCAACGGGTGGTAGTTGTATAGCACTTTCTACTCCTAATGGTGTGGGTAACTGGTTTCACCAACAATGGGTTGGAGCCGAAGAACAAACAAATGAATTTAACCCAATCTATTTACATTGGACAGTTCATCCAGAAAGAGACCAAAGATGGAGAGATGAACAAACAAAAGTATTGGGAGATAAATTGGCGGCACAAGAGTGTGATTGCGACTTTATATCTTCCGGTGATACGGTAATTGCTCCTGAACTTTTAATGTGGTATAAGGAAACTTTTGTTAAAGACCCAATTGAAAAGAGTGGGTTTGATGGAAACTATTGGAAATGGGAATATCCAGATTATAATAAATCTTATATGATAGCGGCCGACGTGGCGAGAGGTGATGGTTCAGACTATTCCGCTTTTCATGTATTTGATATAGAGAATAATGTGCAGGTTGCAGAATATAGAGGTAAAATGGAAACTAAGGATTATGGTAATTTCTTAGTTGCAGTT